GGTACAGATTACTATAGACTGTATTCTATGCCTATGTGGCAAAGCCTCTCATTCCACTAACTACAAACTGGCGTGTGTCCGAACAGAATTTAACCTAAACGGCCTGAATAACAAGATTACCAAAATTGGTAGTCGTGTTAGACGAGTATTGGTTCGTGACGCTCAGAGCAACAGTGGTAGATCCAGTCGATGTGACGAAGATTGTCGCAGTATTAGTGCAATCAAAACATTGGTTGTTGGAATAGATTTCAGACGACACTGCATTTGTTGATCCATTGATCAAGAAATTCATTGTTGAAAGAATCAACGCCTCGCCATTGTTATATGTTAGCACAACACCTGTGATAATATAATTTCCGACTGGAAGTGTGATAACTCCCGAATTGTTAGTGGCTCCAACACCATTAGTGATTGCAGTGGCAAGTAGAAGAGTTTTTGCACTCGTCGACGCGCCAGAGCTTTCAGCTGATGTTGATTGAAAATTTGAGACATGATAGTTTAGGGGTGCGGAAACGACGTTCTCAAGGACAGGATCATGCAATGCAATTGCATATCTGACCCGAAGTTCGCCAATATTCGCCGTACTGTTGTTTCCAATAGTGGAAACTGTAAGTACCCCTGCATCATATGTCTTAATATCTGAGGAGCCAGGTAACCCTCCAGGTCGTACGAAATAGGAATCTTGAAGAGAACAATCTTTTGGATCGATCGTCAGGAGAACCTCCTCGTACGGCATTCCGTCACTGTGTGGATGGGTATCCTCAACTTGTTGTTTTGAGGCAGGTGGTGCATCAGATGCATCAAAGTCAAACGAAAGCATGACTTTACCTGTTTGGCCGTTCGCTGCGTAAGCTGAGACCTGAGGTCTGTAATAGAATTCCAGACGTAAGATCTTATACTTTTCGAAGAGAAGGGCCTCTTTCGACAACCAAGGAAAGGTAACCGATTGACCGGGATTGACTGCAAAACTCGTTGCAGCAAAGCTGACAGAGCCAGCAATATCTGCAATGTATTCATCCTCAACCTCTATACGAGACCGCTTAGCTCTGCCAGATGCTCCCGTAGGGAACATTGGAGAGAGCTTAGGGTTCTGTGCGAGATTAAAGAAAGCAGCCATCGGATCCTTCTTGCTACGAGCGCTCGTAGACGGTTTAGACGCCTTTTTAGGTGTCGAAGTCTTCTTCGGAGCCTGTGGCATCGGTGGGACATTTATTGATTTTGATTTCTTGGGCATTCGTTAAGTACTGGATACCGTTAACGACAACGGGACTATTCATCTCTATCCAACCTCAAAGTGGATACCTGACCGCTGTCAGTTAACACCTCAAGGAAGAGCCGTGTAGTCTCTCGGCATTCTGTATAGCACGTAAATCTTTAAACTCCGAAAGGGGCAACGTTTTGGTCTATTACAGATAGAAACCCAGTATGGCAGTTTATAGACATGCAGGTCTATGACTCAGAATTCCCTATTGTTTTCTCCGGGCACCTGAAAAGGTACCCAGGATCAGCATCTCTGTGCGATCACCATCTGAGATTGGCTGCGGCGCTTTCCTAACGGGGATCTCCTCATATGAATACGAGGTCACTCCTTGATAGTGTCGCTTAACAGTCCGCTCGTACGTGAACCACAGATCACCTTCACCAACGTAGGGCCGAATGGGTGCTAGATCAGGACAGTCACAGGTCTTAGAAACAAATAGACGTGAACACCAGTATTTATCAATGCCTTCATCAGACATTGGTTTCAACCGATAATCACGTTTAATGAATTTGGACTTAAACTGAACTGAGGAATCTGATGGTTTGATCATCCCAGCGGCTCGGGCTGCGTAAGCAATCCGACCCATCCAGGGATCAACTGAAACCTCTATCTCCGAATCTGTTGGGACGTAATCACCAACAATAATCCGAGGTCGAAGGATCACACCAGAATATTTAGCCGTAGGGATATTCACCCCCATTCGAGAGAATAACTGTAAAGTGGGATCATGAATGAATTGAGAAGCCATAAGACGTTGTTCTTTAGTGATGTTCATTCTCCAGTCAGCAGGAGCGAGAGACGGATCAAGTCCGTATCCACCGAGATGACTGGGAAGATACCAACTTGGTCGGAAAAACCGGCCAAAGAAGGTATCTCTAAAACGCCGTAAGGCGAAAGGAACAACACAACGAGTCCAAGGCGAAAGCTTCACCATCTTTGAAAGATCCCGAGCTATGAGAATCGGAGTAGAGTCTGACTCACCTCCCTTCAATGAACGACCGGTCACCAGTTTCTGTGACAAATAGCCACAACGAACCATGCGATCATGTCGTCTAATGAAAGTTTGAGAGTTAATCATGCAAACGTCGGAAGAAAGATAATGCTTTCCAGCAGAAATCTTAAACCCAGCGTCAGCAGATGAAGGTAAGAAAAATCGGTCATGAAAGTCTTGAGTGCATTTAAAAAGCATATCATCACCATTCACGATCACATTTCTCGCCATAATCTTGCTCATTCTCTTCCTAGAATTTCTCTCCCTAACATCGATTTCCGGTTCGCTAACCCAGTTATCCAACGCTGTGAAATATACCGAAAGGTTAATAACACAAAGCATCGGAAAACTTAGAGGATGACCCATGAGCTGACCCTCACAAAGTAAAACTTCGCTATGGTCAGGATAGGTCGCATAACCAGGAAATAATGAGATCAGGCCTAAATTGTAATATGGAGAATCCTTCAAACCCCGAAAGG